ATTACTAAGAGTTAAGCTTAATCTGGCGGGGTTTGACTTCAATTTTGATAAGAAAACCCCAATCAATACTGATACTCCTATCATGTTTAAGTTGACACGATTTGGTGGAACTTTTGGAAAATCACTAACCACTCCACACGATGAATTTGAAACCACTGACGGTTTTGAAGACATTTTGAACGGAGATCAGCTGGCTCTCAATGTAATGATCAAGAATAATCCTTCTGGTTTATATAAACTTGACATTCAAATTGACAGACAAGGTAAAAATCAGGAAACACAAAATAACACAATTAAAATAGATTGAAATGGTGAGCGGTCCTTTGAGTGAAGATAATTTTTTACTTTATGCAATTAAAATGTATGATAACCCCAATTCTAATGGGATTGCAGAATTCTATGAAGATTTAAATAGAATTAAATACATCAAAAGACTGTTCAACAAATACAGCTGCAAAAAGCCCTTAAAAGACCGTTTAGTACTGAATCATATTTTAATATTAAATAACGTGTTTGGAGCAGAAGCGTGTTCCCGAATATTGTTTTTTAAAATAGAAACAAAGTATCATTCATTCTTAAAAACATTTCTTTCTTATTTACAAATTTTACCAAAACAATTACCAGACGTTAAATTAGATGAGATTCCATTAGATCACAGAATCATGCAAACTCTAAAAGAAATCAAATGACAAGTTTATCCAACATAATTACCTGCTTTACTGCTTCCAAATTTATCGAAGAAGTAACCGATCCAAATTTTTCTACAACATTAATTGAAAGTGCTTTACAACAATTTTCTAAAGAATGTGAACAATTAGGTGGAAATTCGAATCTTTTTATGAAAATGGCAACCAGAGAATTGGATGCATGCCGCCTTTTAGAACAAGAAGGTGGTGCTGTTGCAGCTCCTATAGCCAATTCTGAAGCAGGAGGCGGTATCGCTGGTTTAAAACCAGAAGATATTGGAGTTCCAGTAGAAGCTCAAAAACGCCATACCAGCACAAATTCCATATTTAAGCGTAAGAAGCCTAATACATACTTTAAGGATAAAGATAACAGTTATTGAGAAAGGATTGTTATGATTGCACCAGAATTATTATCGTTGATTGGTGGCGGGGCTGCTGGGTTCCTGTTCCGTTACATGGCCCAAAAAGCTCAAGACCAAAAGGAAATGTTTCAGCAAATGATGGCTGCCAACAAGCAGACCACCGAAAACCAAACGGCAGCAGCTGAACGAGTACCACTAGACGTAGGTAAGTTTGTCAGACAACTCATCGTGTTGTCTGTACTGTTTGGTTCAATTCTTGCACCGTTTGTTCTTCCCTTCTTTGGAATTCCAACCTTTGTGGAAGTAGACGCCAAGACCCCAGAAGGGCTGTTTGGTTTAGTACCAGAGTCCACCAAGAAGTTCTTTGTGGAAGTAAACGGATACCTGTTTACCTCTGAGAGTCGTCAAGTTCTGCTCAGTATCGTAGGCTTCTACTTTGGTTCTGCTGCGGCATCCAACAAATCTTAAGGAGTACACATGAAAACTATTACCACACTACTAACTACTCTATTCCTGGTAGCTTGCAACACAGCACCATCTATTATTCCTGATACCACTTCAGATAATGTTATCATGAAGAAACTTGATTATGATATCCAAAATGGAGACAAGGTTTCCACAGGTTGGGGGTGGATTCTCTGGTATCTACCAATCGTTGCTTTATTGATGGCATGGGCTTGGAGAAAGTACATTAAAGAGTGTCCAGAATGCGGGAAATCTGAGTCAAATACTCCAAAACCATAAATAAAGAAAAAGGAATACCACCATGGATCGAAGAATGATGAACGCATGGCTACAAAGCCAAACCCAAAAACAACAACCGTCTACCCGCTCTTTTGAACTACAAAGACAAGGTATGGCTATCACTGAGCAACTCAATGCTAAAGAAGAAGCTGTTGCTAAATCTCACAAATCAATGCTTGCCAATATGGTAAAGCAATACGGCTCAGATAAAGGAACCAGGGTATTTTACGCCAAGGTTCGTGAAATGGCTAAAAACAAATAAACTAAAAATTCAATAAAAACAAAACCTCCGACCTAAAAATCGGAGGTTTTTATTTAAGCCCTTTTAATTTTAAGTAAAGAGCTTTACAAATAAAGTATGAGTCCACAATATCAGATACCGGATTTCCGATATCTTTTTTTCCGGGACTAATTGCTTTTTGTAAATCCACAAAAGTTTCACGAACAAACGCTTTATACATTTCTTCTTTGTTAGCGTTTCCTTTTCCTGATGCTTGCTTTTTTATGGCACTGGGTGGAATTACTTCTACAGGTATACCTGTTTGGTGTAAACGATATTTAAGTACTCCAGTATTTTCTGCAATATGAAATACTTTACCTTTAGCACCAAAAGCGTATCCTTCGATTGCTACTTGTTCACAGCCTGTAAGATAATCCATGGCCCAATCTGAAATATTTTCATATCTAGAGAAATCACTGTTCCAATCATGGAAAGCCTCTCCTTTAATATTATTAAGAAACAGGCGTTGATTTTTCTTTACATCTGAAAGAAAATAAAATGCACAACGTTTAAAACAAAACGGTTCTTCCGAATTAAAAACACAGATGCTAGGACTTGTTAACGAATAGTCTATACCTGCAATTAACATGTATAATATTTAGGTTAAAAACCAATGGCTTGGGCTAACACCATAATTTAATGAAAGTTATTTCGTTGAACATTGTTCACGATTCATCATCTCTTTAATCCAATCCGCATAACGATCCACACGGATCGCTGATTGGTCAACCATAGTGTTGTCGATGATGCACATAGACGAAATAATACCTGCCAGACGGCCACCGTTTTCAAACACGGCACCGCCTGAGTCTCCAAACCAGATGTGTCCGTTTATTGGAAGAAACTTCATGTACTGAGGTTCTTCTTCCACTGTTCCGTAATACCAGAAGGTTCCTGGTTTGCTAATCTTCTTAATCTCGTGAGAGAAACCCACGGTGGTAAGTGATTCTCTTTGTGTTAGCTCAGACTTATCGTGTATTAACTGTGCTGGCTGTTCATCACATCCTTCCGTTAAAATTAATATTCCAATATCGTCTACCACTTCTCCGTCTTTTCCAGTATATCCGGGGTGAATTATCATTTTTTCTATCAGATAAGCTTTATCCTTGGTTATGAAATACCTCAAGGTTTCGCCGTCAATTACATGCCCTGCAGTGAGAACCACTGCAGGGGCAATCAGAACGCCACTTCCTATGAACTGGCCTTTCTGGTTGTGTACGTGCCCCACGCAACCAAACGTATCTTTGGTATTGTGATTTACGACCTCGAATCCGGGGAATGGATCTGGCTTACTAATACCCTGTGGTATTTGAATGATTGCAGTGGGGGAGGGTGATTTGGAGACACTGGCGTCTTTCTGGCATCCATTTAGGAGGGCTAGAAGCACTGCGGTAAAGATTGCAGTGGCCTTTTTCATGTCATAATTATGTATATCCTGAAATGGAAAAAACCTAAATAATATTAGAAAAAGGATAATACATGCATAATCTCCCTACTAACAATGAAACCAATCTTATTCGTGGTATTTTTGCCAGAACCACAGAAATAAATAATCAACTAGCTGAAGCGGTAGTACTGGCACCACAAACCCCGGACGCCAATCTACGATTAGGAAATCCTCCACAAATTCCAGCTCCAGGATCATTAAGAGTTCAAAATATTATTAACACTGCAATGAATCCACAAGGCATAGTTCCAGAAGAACAACCTATGGATACTGCTGTAAACTCATTTAAAGCTGGTCAGAGAATTCAAGGAACAATTAATAATGCATTATATCCTTCAGTGGAAGCTCCACTACCAACTGGTACTCCATCAACCAGAACTCCAATTGCTCCTGGTTCTTCCAAGCAAGTGATGAGTGCTGCAACTCAAACTGCAGTTGATAATATAATGAACACTATCCAAGGTATAATTAATACCCCGAATACAGCTAATAACCCATCAGCTCCTGCCAAACTACCAGAACAACCTATGGATAGTTCTGTTAGACAATTCAGAAACCGTGAAGAAGAGCAAAAAGGAACACAACCACTTCCAGAACCCACTAAAGGCGCATACGAATCAGGTCAACAAGTTCCTGAATCTGAATGGAAAGCCAGACAAGCTAAAGCACAAGCTGCCTGGGAAGCTAAAAAAGCACAAGCTGCTGCTTCTGCCAAAGAATCACAAGGGTTACAAACCACAATAAACGCTCAACAAGCCAGATTAGCAGAATTAGACAAATCTAATACTGCTAAAATAGCTGCTCTTCAAGCACAAGCTGCTGCCAGTAAAAAAGCTGCAGAACAAGCTGATCCAGAAGCTGCTGCAGCAAAACGAATGATTAATCGTGCAGCAGGCAGACCAGAAGGGGAAGATCTTCCAGCAGGTATGGAACAAAGATTAAAGACTGCTCCAGTAACTGGTGGCATGACTAGTGAACCAATTACCGATTTTAGCAGAGAAGCAGAAAGAAAGCGAATTGCTGCTAGAGATCAACAAAGATTAGGATTGAATTATAAGAAAGATTTATATAATGTTAGAGATACTGGTTATGGTACATCAGTATCCAGATTGGGTGTACAAGAATCTTATTATCATCGTCTAGCAAATCTTTTTGAAGAAACCAGAGATTCTTTAGAAGATGTTTCAGCAAAACGCAGAGAAAGACAAGTCAAAGTTGCAGGATTAGAAGGTCAAGTAAATCCTCATGGATTTGTGGATTTAGTCAAAGGAATACGAAACGTACAGGCTTTTAGTGGTATGGGTGGTGGAGGTATGCCTAAAGAGCGTGTAGAGAAAAAAGAAAAAAAGATAGGTGAAAAAACTGTTGGTAGAGCAGATCAAAGAGAAGCACTTATGAAGATAATGAGTGCCAGCCAAAATGATCCAGATTTTAAAGATAAATTTACAAAAGAAGACGCCTTAAATCCCGATTCATTATTACATAAAGCGTTAGTGTCAAGAAATCCAAGTCTTCAGGATGAATCAAAAGTAATGGCAAAATACTATACGGGATCTTAAATTGAATAATAAAAAACCCCGGCCTAAAAGCCGGGGTTTTTGTTTACACTCAGTTTATCTCACAGCGGAATGCGTGAGTTTAGTCCAGTGGTCTTCTTGGTGGAAAGAGCCTCTGTCATATTGTCCAGATCTCGATAGACCTCCATCATATCACGGTCGTGTCGATCTTCTAGTTCATTCATCTTACTATTAATATAGTCCGCGTTATTACGGATTTCTTGATGAATTTGCTCGATCTCTCGCTCACGTTGAAACTTACCAACAATAAGTTGACGATAAGCAATAAAAGCCAGCACAGTAGTAAACATAAAATTTAATAAAATCATATTATCAGTGTTCATAATGTATCCTTTCAATTATTAGTCAAATCAACCAATTCACACTTGTCTCCGCTACAAGCGAAGGTTTGTGTTCCAACAGTGGAATCCATCTTTTCCCACTTCTTCAATTCACTCCAATCCACATCTTTTGGAGTTGCAGCCAATAGTTCTTCGTACTGCTCCTTGGTGCAGTCTTGGTATGGAGCCTGACGATACGAGTGATCAGAATGTGGCAGGAACGAAATACCACTAATCTCATCAAAGTGTTTGTACACCCAAGCACCCACTTCCATCCACTCGTGTTCCTTCACAGTCACAGTGATTGACGGCTTATGTTCACACCAGTAACGTTGGTAAGTCAACCATAACTCTAGATGCTCGATAGCAGTCATATCGTTACGAGTAACTGAACCTACCGCCTTCATTGGGAATGAGAAAACCATAACGTTTTCAGGCTTCATCACACAAGGCTCGTGAGTAAAGCCCTTCTCAATCATCATCTGGCAAAGAGGATCCTTACGATCTGCACGAACAGTGCGGATATAATACTCGTTGTGACGAGCGTGAATACCGGATGCTGCATCAGTAAGTTGAGAAACTGTACCACTTGGCTTGATGCAAGTAATAGCAGCCGCTGCATTAATACCTAACTTCTTGGCCCATTCTGCATTAGTCTTAACAGCTGTCTCCTTCAGATTGGCAAGATTAGCCTTCAGACCGTGCATATCACGCATCATCTTGTTGTCTAGAATACCAGTTAATGACACGCCAAGTAGAGCTTCTTCTTCGCAGTTCTTCTTCCACTCGCTGGATAGGTACGGGAAGTTGGTTAGTGAGGCTTGCCATGTGCCTAGAATAGACGCCAAACGAACCTTGCGTTGTAGTGACTCCATGGTATCAGTATCACGAACAACTACTTCTGTGAGATTGCAGAACTGACGATCTCGCAGAATAATTTCAGAGCAAGGATTAGTACCAAACTCGTAGGTTGCGTCACGACGATCACCCAGTTTGGCTACCGTCTTTTGGCAAGCATCACGATTAAAGATACCACGCTCACCACTCTTACTCTTGTATAGGGATACCCATTCTTCCATGAAGGTTCCGATCTCTGGCTTCTCCTTGTACACTACACTATTATTCGCAAGTGCTCTTTGAGGATTAGCTTCCCACCATGCTCCAGTCTTAGCATCACGCATCCGTTCATCGGTAAGATTTGAAAGGCTGATAAGAGCCGATCGACGGACTCCTCCGACCACCACAATTTCCGCAACCTTACAGACGAGATCGTGACATTCGATGGAGGTGAGCTTCCGTCCAGCACTTCTTCTAAATGTATCCACTGTGAACCTAAACAGATCATCCAGTGGCTTTGGGCCAGACGCACGACCTCCAAAAGTTTTGAGTCGGGCACCAGCAGGGCGTACTTTAGATAAGTCCCATCTTGGAATTTGACCACCAATGAGTAGGGAGATAAGCTCCTTGTAAGCTTTAGCCCAACCAGCCTTGCTGTCTTGTACAATGATCGTCGTGTCTGAGTCAGTAAACTGTTCAGCGACTGTAGGAAGTTTGTCCACATATTGTCTCTCCACGGAGAATCCTACTCCGGTTCCACACATCAGAATATAAAGAATTTCATCAAAAGCACGAACACGATTCACAGCAACATACGAACAGTTATAACCAGCAGTGTTGTCACGATCCAGTGCCTCGCCTGCCGTCATTAGTGAACGCATAGAAGGCATGATTTCTTGATTCAAGACCGCTTGACGAAGTTCTTCACGAGTTTCCTTGTCAAGCTTACACTTGGTGCTATTCTTAAGATGCTTATCAAAGTAATCAAAGTAACGGTTCACCGTTTCTTCCCAAGTCTCACGACGACCTTCAGTTTCTAGCCAACGACTGTAACGGGAAAGATGAATGAACTCTTGATAAGCTGTAGGTAAATGCATATTTAATTTTCTCCTGTTTGTTAAGTAAGTTTATTTAGCGGTCAGAACTGCCCAAGAATGCGGAAATAAAGGTTCCAGTATTTTTCCAATTGCTGCTGCATACTGCTGAACTTCCCATTGAGCATGCGTGTCTATTCGTTGTTTAAAGACACGAGCGTACGCTGAGAGCGATCCGGTCCACCACCACTCGGTGTAGGTACCTTGTGGCAATAAAGCTCGGGCTTGCTCAGGGGCAACCCCTTCTTTTAATAATGTTTTGTATATTTCCACCGAGTCCAAAGCAATCCTATTATACACCCGATCCAGGTCCTCGACAACCGGATCGTACATAAAATCTGAACTTCCTTGCTTGGCTCCGTCTGTGGGAGCAGAACGCCAGTCTGGAGTGTAAAATTCCGGTTCTGCTGTTACGTACCGACGAGAAACTTCATTTTCCGTGAATCCCACTTTGTGTTTAAAAAGTTGGGTTCTTACGAAAATTGGAGCTTTGATTCGGAGTGTAATCTGCGGGTGCGCAAATGGCGTCCAGTGGTTGTGCTCGGCCAAATACTTGATGAGTTTTTGGTCTCTCTGTGATAACTGACGTGTACCATTCTCTGCTGTTTCCCACTCACTGGTTTTAGCGAATGAGACCCTAGCAGCATTTGCCACCATAAGATCTGAGCCCATATGTTCGATATATTCAACATGTCCTTTATCCAGTACTTTAATTGTTTGATTCATAGTTATCATCATCAAAATCTAAATCTTCTTCAATCTCGTCTTCATCAATATTCTTGTCTTCAACCAGTTCGTCAAAATCAATTTCAAAATCTGTTATATCCAAGTCTGTATGATCTTGGGCGTACTTATGTGCCTTCTTATACATGTCTGGATCAATCTCTTTCACGTATTCCATAAACATAAAACAAAAAACTATAATTGGATTGTTTGTATCCATTTCAATTTCTTCAAACTCTTCCCCTTCGTCTTCTGGCTTGTTTACATCTTCTTCCATTTATTGATCCTTATTTGTGCTTCTAGACCTGACGCAGAGTTACTGTTAATGATATTTAGGATTTCCTTAGCGTCCATACCACCCATGATCATATCATTAATATCTTTGTACTTCATACTTTCTGGCCACACACAAACCTTTTTATTTTCTTTCACTAATCGTTCCATGGTGTGAATAACTTGCACGTTTCGTGGTTCGTTATCCATCACAAAAATCATGGGACGATCTTTAATATATTTTGGAATATTAAACGCATCACTCATTCCTATAGTAGCAACGCAGTTAGGAATGAAAAGAGAATCCAGTGGACCTTCCACCACATATATGGTGCCTAGTGCGTTTACACGATCCAGGCCGTACCAAGACTTATGCTCTTCTTCCTTTGGCTTGATGGTGATGTAACGAACCGACTTGCGAGCGTTGCGGTCTGTGGACACCTTGATGATGCGTCCTTGTGCTCCAACCAGATGACCCTTGTGGTCTAAAATTGGAATTACCAGACGACTTTCGGCATCTAGTGCTTCTGCCGTTTCTGGATTAATCCGCTTGGCCCAGTCAGCAAAGTTTTCCGCATAATATAGATGCTTCCACATTGCCTTGGGAATTTGACGTAACTCTACAAATTGACGACACGCATGATTAGGAGGAAGTTCTGCAACCATTGGAAGCTCAATATTGTACTTCTTCTTGGGTTTATTGGAGAATAACATATCCTTCTTTTCCTTTTTTGGTGGGTTAGAGAGATTCTTTTCCTTGAACTTTTCTAGACTGTACTCTTTACATAGGCTTGGAGAAACTTGACTCATAAAATTATATAAGTTTAATCCAACACTACAGTTATGGCACTTAAAAAAGAATTCACCTTTCTTCTCAAAGAAGAAACCACGAGCCTTAACTTTATTCTTTGTGGAATCACCACAGATCGGACAACGACAGTTGGCAAGATTATCTTTCTTCCAACTGAATCGTTCCAGTTGACCAGACATCAGATTAATAAATTTCTTGTCAATAAAAATTGTCATGAGCGATACCTTGAGAAATCCTTCTTACCAAACTTGTTGGTAAACTTTACTTCTTCTTGTTCTTCAGTTTCTTGTTCTTGATTTGCGTCTGCAAGTTGTGGTTGTTCCACGTCAAACAGCTTCATCTTGGCACGATTGATACCCACAATAAACTTACGATTGATTGCGGTATCGTTGTATCGGTTCTTCAACTGCTTCACCATGATCTGATTCATCTCGTCCAGTTTCTCTGTGGAGATCAGAGCAAACATGAAATCGGCGGTTGCGGGCAGACCAAACGATTCTGATGTGTCTTCCAAACCGATATCCGTGCTGGCAAATCCGATACGATTAACTTGTGTGGCAGACCAGATTGGAACACCACGCTCAGTGGCAAGACCACGAAGTTCTTCCGCAATCGCTTTGATAAAGGTATAAGAGTTTACATTTGCTCCCGGCTTCATTCTAGAAGAAGCACAAATGTTCAGATAATCAATCACAATCATGTCAGGCTTAAACTTCTTCTTCAGATTAAGTTCATCCAGTAGTACACGGAAATGGTTCACGTTTGCCGTGGCTGTTGGATACTCCTTGATGATCAGTTTACCCTTGGCGTTTTGCTTCAGATTGGCAATCTTCTTGTCGTATGTTTCTTTGGGAAGTTCACGCAGAGAATCCAAAGTAATATCCAGCAGATTTGCGTCAATACGCTCTGCGATTCGTTCTTCCGCCATTTCACAGGTGATATACAGAACATTCATGCCTTGATTCAGGCAGTTAGCTGCATGATGACAAAGGAATAGAGACTTACCGACTCCAGTACCTGCCATTACTATATTTAGGGTTTTCGTAGGCGTACCACCGTTTGTAATGGTATTAAAGAAGTCTAGATCAAACGGAATACGCTTCTCGGTCTTGTGGTAAAATTCGTATCGTGCTTCTGAATCTTCTAGATAATCGTGACCGATATTAGTATCAAAACTAACTGCAAGAGCGTCAGACAAAATACTAGGAATAGCAGTTCGGATTTTGTCTTTGGACTTTCCATCCATGATTTGGATAGATTCCATGATGCCATTATAGAGAGCCTTCTCTTTGCAGAAGTTTTCAGTTTCTGTAACCAGCCAATCAAGGTTGTGTTCCTCTGCTGACTTCTTATTGAAGTCATTCAACATTTCAATGCACTGATCGTACTCGGTCTGACTAACACCCTTGTGCTTCTCAAGACAGATACTCATGGCATCCTTGGACGGACACGCATTATACCGCATCACAAAATCGTGGATGCAAGTATACACCATTTGGACGGGCTTCCGGTGGAAGTACTCCGTCTTAATAAATGGAATAACTTTCTTGTAGAAGTCTTCTCGGAAGAGAAGAGCTTCCAGAAGCACTAGTTCAAATTCTTTCATTGTCCGTACTTAAATTCCTTGGCTACTGCTTCTTCTAAACGCTTCATGACATCTTCAGTGAAGAACTTTTCTGGTTCTTCGTTGATGTTCTTCTCAAATGCCTTCTCACCACCTGGAAGTTCGATACGAGTAGACACCTTCTTAAATATATCATACTTTAGAGCCAAGTCAAGAAGTCCGTAGTAACGATTTAGACCACTATCGTAGTTTAGTCGAACGTCTACCATCTGGTTTTCCTTGGTGAGACGACTCTTGTATAACTTACAATGAATAATATTACCAACCACTTGACCGTCTGCATCCTTGTCCTTCTTCTTGGACAGGTATACAATAGTAGACGCTGCGTACTTGAGACCAGAGCCACCACCCATTTCCTTGGTTGGAACGTAAGAACCAATAACGTCGTAGGTGTGGTTGGTCATCACTAGTGGAATACCAGCCTTGCCAAGCTTTAGGGTAAGCACACGGAAAGTACTCTTGATGACTTGAGAACGAGTCATGTCACGCACTTCCTTGCCTTCAGCCGTATCATTGATTTCCTTGCTGGTGCTCAACATACCCAGCGAATCCAGCACAACCATCAAGGGCTTACGCTTGTCTGATTCTTGTTCCAGATACTTGTCCACAATCTTGATTAACTGATTACGGAACTCTTCAATGGTGGCAACCGGAAATACTGCCACACGCTTAGGATCAACACCGCGATCAATAAACATGTCGGAGGTTACGGCTTGCTCGGAATCAAAGTACAGCACCATACCGTCTTTACGGTCATCTAGAAACTTGCGAACCATGCCAAGCGAGAAGTACGTCTTACCAGTAGCAGACTCGCCAGCCAGCGCAATAATCTTGTTGTCCGCAATTCCACCGTACATGGAACCAGACACAAGCGCGTTGAAAGCGTACGAGCCGGTATCAATAAAGCCACGGACATCGCTGCCTTCAATACCGTCTTCAATCATACCTGCATACTGATTACCGGATTCTTTAATTAGTTCATTTAGATTCATCGTCTTTGCTCCATTTCTTTTCTAGTCTGTCACAAATCACTACTATCGCCGCCAAAAATATAATTATTACAAGATCCATATGTGCGTCCTTACACAAAGAAATCCTCTAACGATGGGGTCTTTCTTATGCTCCATTGTAGCACATCTAAAATGGTTTTCAAGGGATCTTCAAAAGATTTTTCAAATTGTAGGTCACGATCCACATACTTATCTAGGTGCAGTTCTTTAGGAATTTGCGTTCCAAAAGAAATAACGTGCTCGTTTCCACTTACGAACGAAAGTGGATTTGGTTCCTTTAAATAAACAAATTTAATTTTTTCTGCTTCTCCAATTGGACGATACTTCTTTTCCAATCCGTTTTCGTACAAGAAGTGGTTGAACAGCAGAGATCCTTTCACCGCAATCGGAGTAGACTTCTTGTACACGCCAGTTTTGCAAGAGTACTTATCCATTCCGGAAACAGAACGAGGAAACGCGATATCATCAATTCCGGCCTGATCAAACTGATCACGGAATTGTTCCACAAAATCTTGAACCGCTTTCTCGCCTTGATTCATAATCAAACTAATAGCGGTCTTTAGTGCCTTACGCACAATCTGTGGTGTGCTGGATCGGGCTGTTTCAATACCCATGATCTTGAGTTCTGGTTCTTTCAGCAGCACGCCTTCTTCGCCCATCATCACGTTAAGCATGTACCGTTTCTTTGCAGTCCAGATACCTTTACTGCAAATACTCTCACGCTTCATGTGCATCTTTTGAGCGTACGCGTTCATGGTTTTTGCCAATTCCTCGTAGCGTTGTTGTATAAACGGCTCAATCTTATCTTTGCAAAGTTTTTCGAGCGTTTCTGTGATCTTTGCATCTGGGATACTCTTACCTGCAAAGATTCGTTGAACCACATTATCCATGCACAGATATACGGAATCTGTATCAGATGCCACAACAAAGTCTACATCTGTGGTTCCCGCCATCCGATTCAAAAATTTATTTAACTCTTGTTCAATCCAACGGATAGATAACTTTCCGGAAACTGTAATAGCTTCTGCACAATCAATATCGTAATACCGGAAGTACTGATTTCCTACCGCACCGAATGCGGAATTCAACTGAATCTTTCGTACAAGTTGGAAGTTGTGGTACTTAGAGATCTGGTATTCTAGTTCTTCTCGCTTGGTGGCAGATGCGGTAGCGTCTAGGGCCTTGAGGGCTCGCTTGGCTTCCAACATCTTTTCCTTGTACATCTTGCGTTCTTCATACATGGTTTCCATTAGTTCAGGCAGGAATCCTTGCTTGTCTCGCTTGAAGTACACACCGTTTGCTGCAATCGCAAGATTTTTTTCTACGGCAGCTTGTTGGTGGTCTTGAACACGAAGAAATTGTGTTTGTGCTGTTTCAGAGTGTGGATTCAGCACATGGTCTGGATCCAGTGTGTTTCGCTTGCCAAGAGCGTCCTTGGTTTCCGGAGAAATGTTGTACTGCATGATAAGATGCGGGTACAGTGAGTCCAAGTCGAACGACACAATCCAGTTGTGCATACCCACTTGCGG